TTACACATGGGCGTCCAGACAATGTACATACAGTAAAAACATTACGGAAATGTGGATATACAGGTGATATTATCATAGTATTAGATAATGAAGATCTGAAGATAGATCGTTATCGCAAAAACTACGAAAACATATATGTATTCGACAAAAAAGAAATAGCATCAGAAACAGATGAGGGTGATAACTTCAATGATCGTCGAGCTATTATTTATGCGAGAAATGCTTCTTTTGAAATAGCAAAAGAAAAAGGCTACCAATATTTTATTGAGTTAGATGATGATTATACGGAATTCTCATACACTTATAATCAATACGGTGAAATGAAGCAGAAAAACATTATCAATCTTGATAAAGTACTTGATGCTCTAATTGATTTCAAGAATAAAACAGGTGCTTTAGCTGTTGCATTAGCTCAAAGAGGAGATTTTATCGGAGGAAAGCAGAATAATATAGTTCGTGGTGAATTACTTAAACGGAAAGCTATGAACTCATTTATCTGTGATACAAACATGCCTTTTAAGTTTTTTGGTAAAATTAATGAAGATGTAAACACTTATACCTTACTGGGTAGCAGAGGAAATTTGTTTTTTCAGATACCTCATGTCTCACTGAATCAAGTAACAACCCAACAATCAAATGGCGGAATGACTGATATCTATTTGGATAGTGGGACTTATGTTAAGTCTTTCTACACAATTATGTATGCTCCTTCTTGTACAAAGATACGCCCAATGGGAAGCGTGTACAAACGCTTACATCATAGTATTAATTGGAATAATGCTGTTCCCAAAATAATTCCAGAAGATTGTAAAAGATAGCCCTTCTTTATATTTTGATTATAGAAGATTATTCAAGTTAAAGAATGGGTTATTTCATTTTAGTTTTAGTTAGTTATAGTTTATGACAGAGAAGAAGAATCCGGCCGAGAAGAAGAAAAGAGGGCGTAAATCAGAATACAGAATAGAGTATGCCGATCAAGCTCTAAAGCTTTGTTTGTTGGGTGCAACAGATAAAGAGCTCGCCGAATTCTTCTCTGTTTCAGAGCAAACCTTAAACAAATGGAAAAAAGACTATCCCGAATTTCTTGAGTCCCTAAAAAAAGGAAAGAATATTGCGGATGCTAACGTTGCATCTCGGCTATATAATCGTGCTATCGGTTATTCCTGTAAGGCAACAAAATTTGCAACATCTGAAGGAAGAATAACAGACTCAAAGGAATATACTGAACATTACCCACCTGATACGACAGCCGCTATATTCTGGCTGAAGAACCGGCAACCGGAGAAATGGAGAGACAAAAAAGAAGTTGATGCAAATGTGAACCTTGGTGATGAACTGGAAGGATTGAGTGACGAACAACTACAGGCTATAATTGATGGCAAAGAAGAAGAGTAAAAGACAAATATTGATTCGTAAAGCAAAGGCTGCTACCATACTCCGCAAACGAATATCAAAGAAAGACTTTTGGGCGTTCTGTTTGTACTATGATCCGAAGTTTTTCTCTAAACGTCTGTTCCTAAAGAAGGTCGCAGAAGCGTTCATGCGTGTGTATGAATCATATTCTGCTGGTATAATCTACCGTCTTGCTGTCAGCATGCCGCCGCGTGCCGGTAAGTCTTATATATCATCTCTTTTCATAGCTTGGATGTACGGTCACTTTCCGGAAGAATCCGTAATGCGTAATTGTTGTTCTGATACTCTATACAACAAACTTTCGTATGATACCCGTGATATAGTTAAGTCGAAACGATATAAAGAGATATTCCCTGATATTCATCTGAAAGGTGATAAACAGAATGTGAAGAGTTGGAATGTGGAAGGCGCTCGCCAGGTATCTTATTTCGGTGGTGGTGTTGGCGGCACCGTGATCGGTTTCGGTGCATCAATGCTTGCCATGACCGACGACTTATACAAGAGCCTGGAAGATGCGTTATCCGACAATAATAACGAGAAGGTATGGTCTTGGAAACAAGGTACGCACGATTCACGTATTGAGGGAAGCTGCTGTATGATTGACATTGGTACCCGCTGGTCTTCTAGTGATGTCCTCGGACGTATGGAAGAAGCCGGCAAGTACAATGAAATCATTCGTATTGCTGCGCTGGATGAGAACGACGAAACTTTCTGCGCCGATGTACATACTACGGAATATTACCAGGAACTACGTTCTGAAACCGACGAAAGTATTTGGATGGCCGAATATATGCAGGAACCGTTCGAGGCCAAAGGGTTACTATTCCCTAAATCTGCTCTCATGCGTTTTAAAAGTGCTGATATCGCAGGAAAGAAACCTGACGGTGTTATCGGTGGTTGTGATACGGCAGACAAGGGAGATGATGATTTTTGCGCACCATTCGCAAAGGTATTCGGTCCCAAATACTTTATCACTGATGTTCTTTTCACCAAGGATCCTGTAGAAATAACAGAGCCTCGTTTGGCTCAAATGGTTATAGATACGGGATGCGATCAAATGCGTATCGAGTCAAACAACGGTGGACGCATATTTGCTATCCATGTCCGTAAATTGGTAACAGCGGAAAAGAAAGCCTGCACCATACAAGCCCGTCCTACTACACAGCACAAACCAACACGAATTATTATGAAGGCCGGTTGGATAAAGAGGTATTGCGCTTTCCTTGATGAATCAGAATACGCCAAAGGATCAGACTACGGTCGTTTCATGAAAGCATTAACAAGCTACAAGCGCGAGGGTGACAATGCTCATGACGATGCGCCGGATGGCATGACAATCCTTGCGGAGTTCGCAGAATCATTAGGTTTAAAATTCAAAGTGTCTACTCGTAAAGTAGGACGTGGATAATTTCATATTATAATATTGAATATAAATCATATAGAGTTTCAAATAACACATATAAAAGAGTTTTTGCCACAAATATTTGTAAATATGATATACCTGTTTTACTTTTGTTGAAAAAACATGTATTATTATCAACAACGTATATCTCTAAGAGAAATTAAAAGGTTACATGAGCAGAATCTTATTATTGACGCAAAAGATGGCGGATTACTATTAGGACCATCTCATAAAGAAGGTGGAATTTTATTTTTATTTGAGTATCAGGATTGTTTTAGAGTATTCGGTGAAGTTGAAGGTTATGAATACATTGTTAATAAGGAACAAGTTATGAAATACCAATCAATAATTCACGATATAAATAAGTATTATACTCCCCTTGAAAAGTTTGAAGAATATATACCTGATAGTAATATAACAATAATTGATGCCAAGCATCCTATATATAAAAATAGGTCCAAATTTATTATTCTAGATGTCAATGGAGGATTTTCTATCATTAATAAGTATGCGACTCAAAAGTATTTAAATACATTGGAAAAAATAAATCAAGGACTATTTTGAGAATCTTAGCGCAATTTTCCCATAATCTTCCTTAGTTTTGCCATTTATTATGTGATAAGATTTATAAGAGAAATAACGAAGTAATGTTAGGCGTTTTATATTTTAAGAGAAAAGTATATGCCAGACATTAAGGATATTCTAAAAAATGAAGACTTCGGAAGCATAGTCGGAGATTTATGCGTTGATACCCGAGAGAACCGTAATCCTCGCGAGTATATGGAAGAATACGATGGCGACAGGACTCGACGTAAAGAATCTGTCGGATATCGCGAACCGAAGAAGATCGCTGTATATTCAGAGACAGAAAAAGAAGTTGATCCCGATACAGGAGAAGAAAAGCCAAGGAGACTAGAGGATAAAACTGTAGAAGTCGCTCAAATTGTGACTAATCTACCAAAGAAGATAGTTCGTACCTCTGTTGCCTTTTTGTTTGGTGGTGAAATGACTATCACAGCTGAAGACCCAAATAACGGTTTTACCGAATTTAAGAATATCTATAAGCGTAAACTCAAGATGCAATCAGTTTTGAAAGAGTTTGCTAGAAAAGTTCTTTCAGAAACCAAAGCAGCTATTGTTTTCTATCCAGTTACCCGGGATGATGGAAAAAGCCAATTAAAGGTTAAGATTCTTTCTACTCCTAAAGATAACAATATCGAATGTGAATTCTATCCACATTTCGACGAGGACGACGATATGGACGGCTTCATCTATAAATACAATGCAGAAGTCAATGGCCGTACTTGTGAATGCGTGAAGATATACACGAAAGATGTTATCTATTCCGGAGTAATGGACGGCATTTGGCTAGTGAAAAAGACAAAAAACCTCTTTGGAAAGATTCCTGTAGTATATGCCGAAGTAGATTGCCCTGATTGGGAAGATGTTGCCAACTTGATTGATAAAAAGGAAATGAGGCTTTCCCGTTTGTCAGATACAAACGATTATTTCTCTGAACCAATTTTAAAAACCTATGGTCTTGCAAATCTACCAAGTAAAGAAACCGTTGGCAAGGAATTGAACTTCGGAATGGAAATAGACCCTGATACCGGTACATCGTATCATGGTGATGCCGACTACTTAGCGTGGCAGCAGTCCTGCGAATCCGTAACACTCGAGCTTAACCAATTAGACGATGCCATACACTCCGGAGCTTCCAGCCCTGATTTATCAATGAATAAGCTAATGGGATTAGGTAATTTAAGCGGAACATCTCGCCGATTTATGCTGATTGACGCGGAAATTAAAGCCAGTGAGCAGATGGAAATCTTCGGCCCTGCAGTTCAACGTACTGTGTCAATAGTTCAAGCAGGAATGGCTAACATCACACATACTAAGTATGCATCACAGCTAAATGATAATTTTATTGAGGTGGAGTTTGGCAGTATTCTCCCACAGGACCTGGCTGAAGAACTAAAGAATCTTGAAACAGCATCCCAATTCAATAGCAAAGAGACGATTATTAAAAATTCACCATATACGGATGATGTTGAAGAAGAGTTAGCCCGCAAGAAACAAGATGAGAAAGATACCGCTCAAAACAATTCATTCCTAGGAGCTACACTTTAACTATGCCTGGACTTTCTTTCTACGATAAAC